TTTTATAGCCCATTGCCAAAGTACTTTTACTGATGGAGAAATGGCAATTGGTATAAATCCAGATTGTTATGACTGGACAATAGTTTGGAAAAGATTAAGATCTAAAGGTGATTTATTTTTATGTGGAGATTATAGTAATTACGATGCTTCACTACCCCATCAGATGGCACAAATAGTTATATATGCCGCCAACCATTTTTATAATGACAGTAAAGAGAATAAATTTATTAGAAAAGTTTTGATTAGAACATTGTTTAGTTCAGATCATCTTGTTGATAATTATTGGTATTCTTTCAAACAAGGAAATCCATCTGGTGATGCTTTGACTTCCATCATTAATTGTATAGTAAATATGGCATTAGTTAGGTATTCTTATTTAATTAGATATGAAAGTACTTTAACAACTTTTCATGATAATGTTGCATGTATTTTTTATGGTGATGATAATGTAATAGCAATAACAAATAAATTAAAAGGCTTGTTTACAATGAAAACATATGAAAAAGATATGGCTGATTTGGGAATAGTTTATACTTCAGTGAAAAAAATGATATCAGCTTTGATTATGTCAAACCAGAAGAAGTCAGTTTTTTAAAAAGAAGATTTATTAAAAATGATAAGTTTGGGTTTTATTATGCTAATATAGATAAAGAAGTTATAACTGAAATACCAAGATGGTGTGAAGGTGATATTTTTAATGTAGAAGATCAAATTGGACGTTTTAATCAAGCTTTATTGTTTATCAGTAGTTATGGTTTTAAAGAATTTAATGACTTTAGGAAAAAATATATACAGATGATTAATGATGTTAATAAGGGACTCTATGTTGATGATGTTAGAGTAAAAATTTTATTTGATACAACAAAATTATTTGATTTTAATAGATGTATGTCTATAATGTATCCAGAGTATTTTAAACCATGGGACAATCTTACAAATCTTTGTAGCAACAGAAGCGATGTAGTGTGTCATATGGGCTCAGAGGTTGCTCTCTCTAAAAAGTGTGCAAATTCAGTGTGTAATAATAGCAATAAATCCACTGTCTTACCTATAATTGCTGGTAATTTTTTAAATAAAAATAAAGATGAAGATTGTGATTTTGATGTTTATCCACAGTCTCATGAATATAAAAAACATAATATAAGAGTTAGAAGAATGAGAGTTAGGGCACAAATGGATACTGGAGAACAAGAATCATTGCCAGAAAATCATGATGTTCAAGTATCTGAGCAAGCTATAACAACATTTCATGACAATATTCCTTTACACGTAGTAGATAATATAAGAGATATGTACAGGATTAGAGATACTATGCCAAGAGTAGATTTCGAAAGTTTTTTCGAGAGACCTATACCCATTGATACTATAACTTGGACAGCTGCTCAAAATATAGGGCATGCATTTTCACCAATAGTGTTACCAGATGCATATTTTAGTTTTGCTTTATCATCTTTTGTTAAATTGTATAGTATTCAGTGGTGGAGACCATCTTTTGAAATAACAATTAGATTAAATGCTACTCCTATGCATTACGG